ATGGCTCGTAGAAAAAATAACTCTTCAGAATTCATAAATATGCTCTTCGAAATAACAGGCTATTTTTGGCAAGTTGGTGCATTAATTTCAATGCTTTTGTGGTTACTGACTGGTTATTTACTTAATTGGGGATATGGCCTCCATACTAAAGAACACACAACTGTAATTACTTCATTATTTGAGAAATTTTCCATCATTTTTTATATTCCATTTCTTTTAGCTTTATTCTTTGCTGTAGTGTTTTCATTTAAGTGTTATCAAACATTTAAGGCTCAAGACGCTTATTAAAATACTGTGCCAAATTAAATTTTTTGATAATTAAAATAATAAGGGCGTTAAATGCACCCAGATCAAAATCCAATGACAGGATTTAAAACCTTAGAAGCTGCTTTCTCTCAAGGCTTTAGAATGAGAAGAGTTTCATTTACGGAAGACATTCACTTTGTTAGGGATAAGGGACTCCTCAATGCACGTTATACATATGCACGTCTGAACGGCCTAAAAGTTCAACAAACAATAGTATTAGATGAAAATAAACCTCTCAATGGTTTACCTTGTTTTTGCTTATTTTATGGAACACTCGAAGATTTGAGGGGGCAAGGAAAAACAGTTGATTTTCTGAAACAAATACTAGTTCAATTTAAAAAAGATTTACCTAAAAAGTACAATGAGTTCTATATTGAAACACTCATTGAGACAGATAATAGTGCCTCGTTAGCGATTGCAAAAAAGCTGTTTGGTGAACCAAGCCATGATGGTGTAGATGAGCTGACAGGAATACCAACAAAAATATGGCAAACGAAGTTTACGAAATAGCTTGAAAGAGTCATATAAAAAATATTAAGGATACAGAATGAGCCTAACAGTAGGTGATCTTAAAAAGCAGCTGGCACACTATGACGATGATGTTGAAATAACATTCAATGGTCTAGATTTTTATCGCTTAAAAATGCGAGGTGAGAACTTAGTACAGATTGAATTTAACCAAACTGTATACAAAAATACCGAGACAGGTAAAGTTGAGGTTATTAATTAGAAGGAAGTCAAATGAGAAGAATAAATCAATTAGCTTATCAAGAAAAGTTCTTGATAAATGAAATCGAACAAAATGGACAACGTAAAGACAATATAATTATGATTCCCTATACTGATGAACCAGACATTGGTATTGATGATGTTATAAAGCAATTATCTGGGCAAAGGAAGATTGAATTTAAAGTTTTAGATTGTCAATTTGGAAAGAACCAGTCTTTGAGCATTGGCACTAAACACCCACACATATTAAAGCTTCAAGTAGAGCACATAAATGCTGAAAAAAATAACACTAAACAGGCGAGCACTTCTTTTAACATTACCAATTTAAATGGAACTAACATTCAACTTGGTGATGGAAACACCCAAAATTTTATAAATATAATTAAAGAGCTAGAGGATAAAATCGATAAAGCTCAAGCAACACCTCAAGAAAAAGAAGAGGCAAAAGGTTTGTTATGGCAGTTAATGGATAATAAGCTTGTAAATACAGTGGTGGGAACTTTAGCCTCCAATGCTATCAAAAGTGAATAATGACAGAACAAAAACGAATTGAGCAGTTAGAGCAAAAGGTTGAAATTTATAAAAGGTTATAGAAGAACTAAGAAATCAGATACCAGATATTCTTGAATCTTTTTATCAGGAAAAAATAAATCAATCATTAGGCAGGTGATAGCTGTAGCACTTTAGAACCCGCTTAATTAGCGGGTTTTTTATGGGCTTAGTATTTGTGTATCATTCGGCTAAGTTTTTCGTTTGCGGCTTTGGCTATTTCTAGTAGCTGGTAGGGCTGTATTTTAAAGCTTTCACGTATGACGTTGGGCAGTTTGTCGAACGATGTAACCATGTCTTCTATCGCCAGTGCATGTGTATGTGTGGTTTCGCCATCTTCTATGGTGAGTAATATGCGCTGGTAGTCCAGTGGTGCGGGTACTTTGGTGATGGCCAGTTGTTGTTGGGCGTCAAATGCGCGGATCACTTGTAAATGAAACTTAGGGCTTATCCACATGGCGTAGGCGTAAACCAGTTCTTTGCATACCCAAGTTCCTATACCACGCTTAGTTTCAACGGGGTTGTCCATATCTGGACAAGTTGAGATTTCGTTTATTAAATCTTTAGTTTGTTCAAGTCTCAGAAATTTGACTGGACGGTTTTTATCTAGGCCGCCACTTACTTGGTGTAAATCATTGATGGAATATAGCCCGTCATGTAAACGGATCTGTTTTGATAAGATGGATAGAGTAGTCATATTAAAACCTTTTTGTTGATGTTTTAAAAACATCACCTAAGGCTGCGAATCCTAGTGGTGATGCTCTGAGCAAGGTTCGCAGTATCGGTCAAAAAGGAATCCGACCAGCCCGAAGGCTGCCTCACCCAGAGCACCATAATGATGGCGCGACTAGGCACCGCTCACAAAAAAACACGCATAAGTGTATTGGCGTGTTGTGAGCGCCTTTTTGAACTTTCGAGCTGCGACCCTCGACACCAGATTTTGCTGGTGTGGGATAAGTATGGGCTGACTGTTATTTTTTGTCAATATCATGGTTTATTTTGCCTTTGCTGGTTTAGCTTAGGTTTACGGTCAAGTTCGGCACTTGCACCCATTCAATCTGCTTGCCGAATTCGGTGTAGACTTTAGTTGATTTGCTGTCTGAGTGGCCCATGCGGGTTTGTGGGTCCCAGCCTTGGGCTTTTATTAGCCGTGCTGATAGGCCGCGTATTTCGTGGTACGTTGGGCGTTCTTCTGGTTTTAGGTTGCTGTATAGGCCTAGCTGGTCGCGTACGTTTGAAAATTCACGGCTTATGTTTTTGCTTACTATTTGCGTGATGTGATTTACCAATGCACTGGTTGGGTTTGAGTTCTTTTTAGGGAGCTTGTGCACGACGTAGGGCGATACGGTGTTGTCGCGGCTGTTGTCGATAATGGCTTTTATTGTGTCGTTGATGGGTATGATCACGTGCGATGCTTCACTCTTATAGGTTTTTTGGCGGTGTATGGCTAGCTCGCCGTAAATTTTGCCATGTTGGTCTGTGAGTGGTTCTTTATACCAAATGCAACCACAGCGCCCTGGCTCTGCTTTTTTTAGTTTGTATTCTATGCGCGATACTTCGAGTACTGCGTGGGTGGTTTGCATGGTTAAGTCCATGGCTGTTTTTAGCCAGAGTGGGGCGGCTGCGCGTATTTTTTCAAATGCGTTTACGTCCAGGGCTTTGCGCTTTTTGGCTTCTTTTGGTTTTTTAATTTTAAGCGCTGCTGGGTTAGTGAGCATATGGCCTGTGTCTTTGGCGTAGTCGAATACCAGTTCAAGAAAACTTAATTTGCGGTTGTATACGTTGTTACTGGCGCTTTGGTGAAAGTGGTTCATGTAGTCGGTTACGTCGCTTAGGGTTATTTCTTCGCCTGGCATGGTGAAGTATGACTTAACGCGCTCTGCATCGTTTAACCACGTAGATACAACACTGGTGCCTGGCTGTTTATCGGCAGTCATGCGCTCAATTATTTTGTCTACTAAGCTGCTAAAGCTGGTTTTTGAGGCAGTGTCGTTTAATAGGTCGTCTAGTAATGAGCCGCCGCGTTTTATGCGGTTGTACTCGTTGGCTATGATGATTGCTTCGGTACGGTTTTGGCTAATAATTTTGCGCTTGCCGTTTACCAGTTTGAGTTGATAGCCGGCGTTTTTATCAAAGTATAAAAACGGCGGCAGATCTCGGTTTTTGTTAAGTCGTTTTCTTGGTGCCATTTTAGCTGTTCGCTGCTAGTTGCAATGCAATTTCTTTTGCTTTTGCATGCGTTCCTGGTTGTTGGTCTTCGTAAATATACACTTGTTGGCCTGGGCCTACCAATTCGCCTAGCACATAACCGGTTGCTACCCAGTCGCGGAGCGATTGATAACTTGGTAGTGAGTCGTTGTGAAAGTGTTTTTTTGCCCAGCAGCGGGCTTTCATTAATTTAGGCTTTTTCATAAGTCACCTTGCTATCATTTGGCTGTGTTTTTTTCATTGTGTGTTTACGTTTATAAAATTGGCGTATGCGAGCCCGTTGTTGGGCTATGCAATGGCGTTTAAATTTGTGCATTGGTGGTTAACTTTAATTGTTTGTAAATATCGCTTACGTATTTAGCTTGGTGCTTGGCATCGTCTAGCGCGTTATGTGGATTGCCTTTAAATTCGTTTGATTTTTTAGGGTCGATGCCTAGTACTCTGCGACCAATATCTACAACGGTGCGAACGTCGCGGTCGTTACTAAAATGCCATGTTTTGGTCATTTTTGTGGCGGTGTAGGCGTTGGTTAAAATGGTGTTGTCGAACGTAGCGCCGTTGCCCCATACAATGCGGTTTTTGTAACCTTCGATTTGGTATAACCAGTCATTAAGCTCGAGCAATGCGTCTTTTAATAACATGGTGTCTTTGCTGTTAAAAATAGCGCGGGCTTCATTGCTTTTTTTCATCCACCATTTTAGGGTTTCGCCGTCTACTGTGCCGTAGTTCATGGCGTCTTCTAGGTCGATGACTTGGTAAAATTCTGCTCCAATGTTGCCTGTAAGTGGGTTGAAAAATACGGCGCCAATAGAGACGATAACCGCGTTTGAGTGCTGGCCTATGGTTTCTAGATCTAGCATTACGTCGTTTAGTTCTGTGTTCATGTTGGTTCCTTACTGAAAGGTATGTGGTTTGCCATTAACATTAAGAGTTACTATTTCAGTTACTTTTTTTGTATGGGCATCGTCTGTATCGCAATTCCAGAGTAGGTTGTCATAAGTGAAATCGTCCATTTCATCATCTGGCCAATCGATATCTTGCTCAACTTCTACTAAGTACTTCACTTTTACTTTTGCCATTGTTATATCCTGCTATTCCCATGGGACTAAGCCCAGTTGTTTACGTTTGTCGTTCCACTTTTTAACTAGCTGGCAGGCTTCTTGTTGAAGCTTTTTATTAGTTAGTAAGCGGCTGATCTCTTCTGGCTTTTTTGCTTTAAAGCTGACTAAGGTTTCGAGCGTTGCTTGCTCAAAGCTGTTCATTAGTCGCTGCTGTTTGCTAATGCTTTTATGTCTTTCACGTCGGTTTGCCAGCCATTTGCTTTTGCTCGGCGTAGCCATTTACCGCAGTGCTCAAGTGTTTCTTTTTTAGGGCGTAAACCACCTTTGGGTGCTTCTACTAGTTCGGCTTCGTCGTCTTTGTTAAGCAGTATTAAACCGCCACGGCCGCTTTGATTTAAGTAGAGCAGAGGCGTTTGTTGTTCGTCGTGCCCTTCAACCATGCCACCAAGGTGATATGGGTAGGTTTGAATTATGTCGTTGTCGTTTCTATAAATTTGGTTTATTGCGGCTACATCTAGGCGGTTTTCAAGTTCAAGTATTTGCTCTTTTAACTGCGCGTTTTTTTTGCATTCGTCTTGGTATTTACGTTTTTGCTGCTCTGAAGCTAGGCGTTGGTTTTCAAGGCGGTCTTTGTAGCTTTTAACTTTTTCGCGTAGCTTTTTAGGTGTGCCGGCGACTTCTTTAAAGGCTGCAAGGGTGATGTTTGCATCTTGATTTTTGGTTAATGCCTGGTCGCGTTCACGGTTCGCTTGCGCCAGCTTTATTTGGGCGTTTTCTAGGTTTTTAAGCAATACCGCCGCGCCTTGTTCGTAGTCTTTGATTAATATGTTTAGTTTGTCGTTTTGCTCTTGCAGTTGGTCGGCTTCGGTAACCATTTGGTCAAACTCAGTTACTTCTTGGTTGTATGCTGAAACTAAGCTTTCAATTGCATTAACGACTGATAAAGGTTGGTTGCTCATGTTCATTATCCTGGTGTTGAAATAACTTCAATTCAGCCCACTCGTTGAGTGAGCTGTCAGAAATTACTGGTTAAAGCCATTGGTCTAGGTTTTGTTCAATGATTAGCAGTGCGATGAGTGCGATTACCCAGAGCATTGACGTTAGGTTTTTTTTGAATGATTTCATGCGGCCATTGCTGTTTTTAATGTGCGGGTGTTTTCTATTAGGCTTAAAAAGGCTTTGGTCACGCATAGGTCGCGTTTGGCGCTAGCGTTTAGAGCAATTGAGCCTATTAGTTTTTCTTTATGAGTGTTGACCAGGACGATTACACAGAACTTGGTACCCGATTCGTACAGGCGGAGTTCCTCACCCTGCATATGCTGGTTCATAAAGTGAATGCGTTGTTTTAGTTGGTTTATTACCAGTGCTGTAAATACGTTTAGCATGATTATTTGTCCTTTTTTCCTGTTGTGTTGGTTGGTTGCTTACGGCAACCAATCGGCTGGGCTAGTTGGGCAAGCGCGCGCCAGCAGGTTGTGAAACTATTGCCCTGAGTTACGCTGCGGTCGGTGGCTCAGGGTATGGGTTGTTGGCCGCTTTGATATTTGGAATTACCAGTTCAAAGGGGCTTGCCTTTTGGGCTTGTTTTAGCTTGTAAAGTAACGGGGGCGTGGCGGCGTTATTTCGGACTGTTGGGAATATAAATACTTTGGTCATTGCTATTCTCCTGTGCCGTTAGGCTGCTAGTAAGTTGTTTTGCAGTTCACGCAGGCGGCGTGCACGGGTTGTGCGAACTGTTCGGACTACCCGAATAGTTCTAAAGCTGCGTTCTAGGTCGTTATTTGCTGCGCTAATTAGGCAAAGTAATATGCAAACTGTGTAGCGCAATACGCCTTGCTTGATTGCTTGGTGTACCGTTTGGCGCATGGAATGGGTGTTAAATTTAAAACTGAGCTCGTTACATGCCTGGCGAACCGTGCACAGTTTTACGCCTAACTCATTGGCGATGCTTTTTTGTGGTAGGCCTTTAGCGACCAATAGCAAGGTGCGCGCTTGTTGAGTTGGTAGGCGTGAATATGGCTTGGCGTTAACATGCATGTCGTCAAGCTGGTATCCGGTTTCTGTGCGTAATGGGTTCATAGTACGATCTTACAATTTAAGTTGTTATTTAGAATACAACTTAAATTGTTTAAGTCAACATTAAATTACAATTTAAATTGTATTGTTGTTTAAGTGAGATTTTTGATGGGCATAAAAAAACCGCCGAAAGGCGGTTTGATTGAAATGGTTAATTATAAAAGTTATAACTACCTACTTAGCTACTACTCTGAAGGTCTTCGACAAGCTCTTCCTTGGTTGGAGACTCAAGTTTAATTCTTTGGTTTTTAAGTTCATCTAATAAATGTGTGTGAGTAATTTTGAACTCATTGAATATCTCAGCCCAGGAGCGAACATAGCATTTAATTCGTGACTCAACTCCAGACACAAGGCCTTTATGGCCTTTGCCGCGATTATCTTTGAGCCGTTGCCTTATGATGTAATCATCAGAGGAAACTTTATTTCCTACCAATATTATATCAAATGTCATATTAGGATCATTGAATGCAGTATGCTTATTAATAACTTCAGCGTACTTTTCTATCTGTCCTAAATGCTTCTGATTAAGCGCAACACTAGGTCGTTTTATCTCGATCACAGTACATCTGTAATGGGGACCAATTTCCTCTGAATATGAAACCATTCTTCTTGCTAGAAATAGGTCAGTTTGACAACGAATGTTTTTCACATTCAAATTGCTATCAACAAGATCCTCAATTTCTATAACATCTTTATTTGTTATCGCTCTTAATAGGCCTTCAGATGTTTTTTGAAAATCATCTTCCTCAGCACCAATTAGTTCATATTGAGGGCCAAACAACCAGAAGTTATTCTCGATGATCTTTTGTAAGTCTGGTGTCTCTTTTGTGTCTTTGGTAAACACTTCTATGAGATATTGCAGTTTATCAATTGTATCTGAGCGCTTTACTAAAACTTCTATCGTACTAATAATATGATCAAGCTTTGTTCGCTTGATTTGATTTGCAAGTACGTCTAACTTATCTTGAGGCAAATCTAGTACTCCCTCGAGAACTTCTAATAGACTATCATTCTCGTTGGATACTGTGATTTTGTCCAGTAAAGCTACAAGTATTTTTTTATGCTTATTGCTTTTCAGGCCGTTAAAAGTGTAGGGGTCAGCAACATGAATGCTTTTGATCAGGTTTTTCGTATGCTTGATTCTTAGTCTTTGTTCTTCTTCTTTTTCATGTTTATAAGTTGGAATAAAGCCTTTATTTTCAAAATCTTCTACAAGTTCATCTGCTTGCTCTATTATGAATTCATTATATAAACGTCTAGATTCATTCTGGATAAATGATTTCAGCTTTTTGAATGCCTCAGAATTCGGTGAGCTCTCATTGTCATCATAAAGTGATAAGGTACGGTTTGTTGATGTATTAAAATTATTAAACCAACTTGAAGTGATATAAGCGCTTAAATAAAAACCATTTTTGTAATTTAGTCCTGTTAGATCATTATAGACATAACGTATTTCGGAGTTGTAGTAGTAGTTATAGGACTTTTCTTTATTAGGTTTTTCGTCCCAAATAATTAAGCTTATAGAAAAATTATGGCCATCTATTTCTTTGTCAAAAGTGTGTAATCTATGCTTCGGGGGTTTGATATCAATAGAGTTAACTTTAATTGATAATTTATTATCGATAATAAGCTTCCAACCAAACTCTAGCGAGAATTCTTTGAGAAGCTGTTCAACTTTAGGGATCTTTTCAGCTTGTTTTTTAGTTATGTTTGTTAAAGATACGCAAGTACCTTTCTTATTTTTTAAAACATTTGAGTTTTGTTCACTGGCTGCTATAGGTGTAATTGAGTAATCAGGAATTTTTTGAGAGAATGCAGAGATTATTGCATGCTCATCATGGTGACAAGTAAACCAAGTTGCTTGAGTTGCAATTTTATGGAATGAAAAACGGCCCCTTCCTTGACTTCCTTTTTCATCAAAACTGTCTTTTAAAGATGAATCCCATTGATCAAAATTTGTATCAGGGTTTTGAAAGTCAATTCCATCACCATTATCAATAATATCTATTTTATCAACTGTTTGAAGCTCATCGTCATAGAAGTAAAGTTTAATGTTTACGTCGTTGGCTTTTGCATCAATACCATTCCAAACATACTCACTGACCACTTCGAAAGGTTTATGAGAGTTAAAACGTTTTATTATCGCTTTATTACTTATAGTAGCTGTTCTAGTTATGGTTTTAGCCATGTTTTCAATTCCTTTTTCTATAACTTCCAATAACAACACCACAAATGGTGGCATCAGGCAGCATTTCTATTATTGGGTTAGGCCAGTTTGGGTTGAGTGCTTTTAAGTATTTTTGAGAGCCATCAATAATAAGTTGTTTAAATGTAGCTTCTGTATTGCCATTTTGCCTAATAACAACGCACGAACCATTACGTGCTTCGACCTCTGGATCAACAAAGATTATTTCGCCATTGATAAAGTCGGGTGACATTGACTCGCCTTTTACTTCAAGCGAATAAGTATATTGACTGTGTTTTTCTGGGCATGGGTAAAATTCGTCAATATCATTTAAATGTATATCAGTCCAATGACCAGCTTGTACCCAGCTGATTAACGGAACACTAGGACTAAATTTTTTCATTTCTATAGTGTTGCTTTCACTGACACTCATACTACCACTGCCAGATTCTAACCAATCTGGTGATACATTTAGGAACCTTGCTATGGCGACAAGGTTTCTCGGCTTTAAGGTCTTACCCGAACATATGGCATGAATGGACTGCTGACTAGCACCTATAGCGCTAGCGACTTTTTCCTGAGTTATGTCTTTCATCTCCAAAACATAACTTAAACGCTTAGCTAATGTATTCATAATTATTAATTTTTATGGTTTTTCTCATTTTACAAGAAAATTTGTAACATAGAAAACAACTTAAATTGTTGTAAATTACAATTTAAGTTGTATGATGTTGGGAGTTAATTACAAAGTAGGTATCAAAATGACTACTCAACTAGCATTACAAAAAGCAATTGCTACCTTAGGTGGCCAAGTAAAGCTTGCCGATGCAATTCAAACTTCTCAACAAAACGTATCTAACTGGCTAAGAACCGGCAAGGTTGCGCCTGATAAAGTGATTCTTATTGAAAAAGTCACTGGTGTGTCTAGGCATGAACTGCGGCCTGATATTTATCCGCCTGAGGAAAGCAAACACGCTGCTTAGGTTGGTAGTTTTCATAGGGTTATTCCTGTGTTGTTGTACGGTTAACTTTAGTGCAATAACACAATAAGAAACAAACCTGCGTGATATATGTTTTTTTATACAGGTGATTTATGGGTAACAAAAAAAGCGAATGCATTGGTGTAGCAACATTTGAGATTAATGGCGTCACACACCAATTTGGTTTAACTAAAGATGATTTTGATATGTTTAGGCTAAGGAAACAAAAGCTCCAAGACAGTATTAAATCAATGACAAGCAGCTTGGAGCGTTTCAGCGAAGAGAAGGTAAAGCTAGAAAGTCAGCTAGCTGTTATTCGCCAAACCTCCAGTACAGCAATTTAGTTTTAAGGATACTCAAAATGAGTGAAGCTGAACTATTAGAAAAGTTACGCAATATCGATCCTGTTGCTTTGGCTAATTTGTTAAACCCTAATCCTGGCAAACTACACGAACTTAGCGTTTTTGTGCCAAAACCTACTATGCAACAAAAGGTAAGGGCTGCTGCTTGGATTAGCGGTATGGGGATTCATCAGGCTGGTGTGGATACACAAGCCCGATTGATGTGGCCGCTAACGAAATTTAGTGAATTAGACGTTTCAAGAGAGGCTGCTAGAACTTTAGGGGGTGCTCTAGTTGCTCTCGTAGGAGCTCTGCCTCCTCAGCAGATTGAGCAGATTTGGATAGATCAAGGCGAGCGCCTGTCTTTTGTTGATGAATTTGCGTCACTTGATGATAAAAGCCGTTATCAGGCTGAATAACATCGCCAACGTTTACAGGCGTGGTTGATGTGTATGTTTTTGAGTTCATATCTCCCTCTTGGCAAAGGTAGTAAAGGCGATATTTATACATGGTTTTGCTTCCTTATTTTGGTTTGTTGGTTTGGTTACTGAACATACTAATTTAAGGAAGCGCTTTAATACAACACAGGAATAATAACAATGCAGCAAACGACTTTGCAGGATTTACATGATGCATTGCAGTACCTTGACCCCAATTGCTCACGTGATGAGTGGGTTAAGGTGGGCATGGGTATTAAAAATGAGTTTGGTGATGCGGGCTTTGATGCGTTTGATAGCTGGAGCGCGGGCAGTGAGCGCTATAAACCAAGTGATATAAAAAGTACGTGGCGTAGCATTAAAGCTGGCGGCGGTACTACGATTAAAACTGTTTTTAAAATGGCTATAGATAATGGCTTTACTGTAAGGCGTGAACCGATATCCCCAGAAGAGCAAGCCAGGCTAAAAAAAGAATTTGCACAACGTGCTAAAAAGCGCGAAGCGCAAGAGGCAGAAGATGAAGCCGCGCGCCAGCGTTGGCATGGGGTGGTTGCCGATTTTTCCAAAATACTTGTCGAACAATTTACTAAACCTGTTAGCTCTAATAAATATTTGGCTGCCAAGAAGGTGGCCAGTTTTGGTTTAAGCAGCTTTAAAAGTGCTGTGATAGTTATATTTAGGCCTAATTTTACGGCTGAGGCTGTGACAGGTGGTAAAGAAATTAAACAATTTTTTGCTGATTTGCCTGATAAGGAAACCCGCGATTTTAGTTTTTTACATTTTAAGCGTGGTGATTTAGTGATGCCGTTAATTGATATTGAAAAGGTGCTTTGGAATATTCAGGTTATTAATGAGCAGGGAACTAAGTTGTTTTTAAAGCATGGCCGTAAGGCTGGGTTGTTTCATTTTATTGGTAAGGCGAGCAGCTGTAATATTTTAGCGGTTTGTGAGGGTTATGCCACTGGGGCGAGTATTCATATGGCAACTAAGTGGCCTTGTGCGGTGGCGCTTGATGCGGGTAATTTGATGGCGGTGGCCACTGAGCTTAAACACAAGCTTGCAGATAAAACCTTTATATTTTGTGCTGATGACGATGCTAATACGAAGGGGAACCCGGGCTTAAGTATGGCTAATGATGCTGCAGCTGCGGTAGATGGTTTGGTAGCGATACCTGACTTTTCTGCTGTTGTGGATAAGGCGGCATAATGGCTAAGAGTAGTTTAAACGATTGGAATGATTTACACGTTAATGCAGGGCTTGATGAGGTTAAAGCACAGTTACTGAGTGTGGTCGATAAGCCTAGTGCTAATGATGGTAATAAGGAAAATAACCCGCCGCCGCAAAACGCTGACGCGCGACAGCGTTCAGTGGGGGATGAGCAGTGGCAGGCTAATTTCCAAAGAACGAATTCGGGTATGCCTCAGGCGAGTATTAGTAATACAAAGTTGGTGCTTGAAAATGACCCTGCTTTTGATGGTGTTTTGGGGTATTGCGACTTTAGTTACCGTATTATTAAACGTAAGAAACCGCCTTTTTTAAAGGGTAAGGTGGGTGAGTGGACCGACACTGACACTGAGCGCTTACGTATTTACCTTTCTGAAACCTATGGTTTTACACCTAGGGCCAATGATGTGCTGGGTGCTATTTTGGTTCATTCTGAAGAACATGCATTTCACCCTGTTAAAGATTATTTAAATACCGTTAAGTGGGATGGTACGCCACGCGTTGCTGTGTGGTTGCATAACTACTTGGGCGCTGAAGATACTGACTATGGGGCTATGGTTGGTACGTTTTTTTTGGTTTCGGCTGTGGCGCGGGTGATGTGCCCGCCAGTTAAGGTGGATTCGGTGTTAATACTTGAGGGTAATCAGGGTTTAGGTAAGTCGACCATGTGCAATAATTTATTTGGTGATTGGTTTACTGATACACCTATGGCCCTTGGTGAAAAAGATACGTTTCAGCAAATGCAGGGGATGTGGGGTATTGAGTTGGCTGAGCTAGATTCGTTCAATAAGGCTGAAAATACGAAGGCTAAACAGTTTTTTGGTTCTAAGGTTGATAGGTACCGCCCGAGTTATGGACGAATGGTGCAGGAGTTTCCGAGGCAGTGTGTGTTTGTGGGTACCACTAACCAAGATAGATATTTGAAAGATTCTACGGGTAACCGACGATACTGGCCTGTGATGTGTACCAATATATGCCAGGATGCGATTGCTCGTGATAGGGACCAGCTTTGGGCTGAGGCGTTGCATTTATTTAATGAAGGCATGCCGTGGTGGCCTACTGATGAATATAAGCATTTGTTTGAAGAACAGCAGGAAGATAGATTCGACTCTGATGTGTGGGAAGGGCTTATTTACGATTGGCTGCTTAAGAATATGCGGGGTGATTATTCGTTGGCCGATATTATGACTGAGGTGCTTGGTATGGATCCTCATGCTATGCGTCCGCCTGAGCAAAAGCGTGTTGGCCAGATTATGCATAGGCTCGGTTTTATTAAGAAGAAAAAGCGTGTTGATGGTAAACGCCCTGCGTTTTATGTGCCGCCAGAGGGGTTTTGGAATGCTAAGTAGGCTTTTTAGTATGACCATGACCAGTTGCGGTGACCGCTGTAAGGTACGTGGTTGTTGGTGTGGTCATGGTGGTCACGGTGGTCACGGTGTTTTCGCGCACACATACGCGCGCGGGTGCGAGCGGACACGCGTATTTTGTACTTTCTATTTATATGTTTGTTCTTGTGTATGTAAAAACACTATGACCAGTATGACCACTATGACCAATACAGTAATAGCAAGGGTTTCAGCGGTCACGGTAGGTGGTCACAGTAAAAGTAAGGGTGACCAAAGTGTTTTATTTAGTTTTTTGGCTTTAACGGGGAATGATGATGCAGTTAGTTACGACTATTGATGATTTGCTTAATGAATGGGGTGTTTGGTCTCAGGCTGGCTTAGGGCTCACTTTGGGCTCTGCGTCGAATGATGTGATTACCGCGATTGATGATGATATGGGTTTGTTGATAGACCAGGCGGTGGCGATGTTAGGCCAGTACGCACCAAAAACGAAAGTGGTGGTTATGATGAGCTACCGTTCTCAGTTGAGTACTAGGCAAATAGCTAAGAATTTAGATATTGGTGAAACCAAAGCTAGGCAGCTGCTGTTAAGTGGTTCTGCTTGGCTTGAGGGGCATTTGATGGCTAAGGGAGTTTTAATCAAAACTGCGGCATAAATAGTTTGCAATTGCGCGCGCAATAACTATACTAATTCAGGTAAGCTTAGCAAAGCTGCATCATAAAGCCCGAGGTTAACACCTTGGGTTTTTTTGTGTCTGCTGATTATCCTTACATCCTGTTGTTGTAACCCGCTTTGGTTTTGCCTTAGCGGGTTTTTTACGTTTGAGGCCTTAAATGAAAGTTAACAAATTATTAGCCGCTGGTGTTACGGGCGTGCTTGCCTTAACGGGTGTAATGGTTGCTGAATTTGAGGGTGAAGTAAGAACAGGTTATGTGGATCCTGTTGGTGTGGTTACGGCCTGCTTTGGTCATACCCAAACAGCTGAGCTTGGCAAGACTTATACTGAAAAAGAATGTTTAAATCTGTTTGCTATGGACTTAGGTGATCATAATGAGCAGTTATTAAGAGCAGTTAAGCACCCGCTTTCTATCAGTGAGCATGCGGCTTATTTGTCGTTTCACTATAACGTGGGCGCTGGGAACTTCCGTAGTAGTACGTTGCTTAAATACTTAAATAACGGTGAGCGTGTTAAGGCATGTAATGAATTATCACGCTGGGTTTATGCTGATGGCCGTAAGCTTGCTGGCTTAGTTAAGCGCCGAGAGCTAGAACGCCAACTATGTTTGAGTGAGCTAAATGATGCTTAGTTTAAATAAGGTTGTTTTTGCAGGCTTAGCTACGATGCTGGGTATTGCTGTAGTTAGATATGTAGGCCTTGAGTCTGACTTAACACAAGCGCTTGATGATAATAAACAGCTTAAAGCGTCAGTACAAAGTTATAAGAACCATGCTGAATATTTAACTATTACGTTGGCGGTTGCTGATCAGCAAAATAAGCAGCTGCTTAAAGAGCGTGACTTACTGGCTAAGCTAAGAGCTGATCACCAACAGCAGCTTACTTCTATTAAAACTCAACTCCAACACTCTACCTCGCAGCTTGATGCGTTAAGGCTTTCAACTAATGAGACAACTAAAACTTGGGCTAACGATTGCGTGCCTAGCGCTGTTATCGGCGTGTTCAAGTACGCCATCAGTGGAGCCTGCAGTAAAGACGATAGTGCAAACTAAGTATGAGTTTGTGCAGATGCCTAAAGAGTTTATACAACACTGTGGTATTGATGACCATATTGTTGGTGATAATGCATCACACAGTCAATACACGGCTTATTTAGAGTCGGTTATTGATATGTGTAATGAGCAATTGTTAAAAGCAAGAAGTTGGAACAATGCGAATAGAGACTAGTGATATAGCTATGCAAAAAGCAGTAAGTGCAACTACTTACAGTGCAAGCTTAGGCGCAGCAGCTGGAGGGATTTTAAGCTTGAACGAATGGGCGATATTACTGGGCATAGTGTTTGCTGCGTTAACCTTCTTTGTTAACTGGCGCTTTCAACACAAACGCAATGAACGTGAAGCGCGCAAGCATGAAGATGATAAAGAGTTTCATCGTGCTCGCATGGATGCGCTACAACAAAGCGACCAAGCACAACTGCTTTGCCAGGATAAGTTAAATGGCAACTAAGCCAGGCACTTGGTGCACTAAGTGCAAAGCTGTTCACAGAGGTGAACCATGCCCTAAGCGTGTACCGTTTGGCCGTAAGCGTAACGGGAACAAGCAATCAGGTAGAGGTGGCCGAGTGTGGCAGCGAACAAGAGAGTTTATATTTCATCGTGATAACTTCTTGTGTCAGATATGCAGAGCTAAAGGTGTTCTAACCTCTGTTGAGTTGCATGGTGCTTACCATGGCATATGTGATCACATTGTGCCTATCAGCCAAGGTGGTGACGATAAGATAGATAACCTTCAGACCATATGCCAAGCATGCGATAAAGAAAAAACAGCACTTGAGTCACGCCACAGCATTGACCCGGGGGTAGGCAAAGTTTAGCGCTACCTCACGTACACCGCCCCCTCAATTAGATTTTTATACGGGGCAGAATTGAAATGAAAAAACCCACTTAAAGAGATTATTTGGTAATTATGGCAGGTAGATATCCATCAGTTGCAGAGGACAGAACTAACAAGGTAGTTCCGTTCCCTAACTCTACTGAAAACAAGGAAATTAATGATAAGGACGCGAAAAAGATCGCGACCCAATCGCGTCCGCGTGGAATGTCAAAGCCAGAACAGCAGGTATGGAATAGTGATATACCTGAGTATGTAAAGATTAATCGCTTTAAGCCTCACTATATTCGGTTTTTTAAAGAGTACTGCATTGTAATTGCACGCATGGAAGCGGCTCTTACATACTTAGATGAAAACAATTGGAAGTATACAACTGAAGGCCGCAATGGCATTCAACATAAAACCCGGCCAGAGGTTAGCCAGTACAATGATGATTGGCGCAAACTGAATAGCTTGATAAATCAGATTGGTGGTAGCCCAGCAACAGACCAGCGGTTTAATAATTTACAGCCTGGTTTATTTGATGATGTGTACTGAGTTCATCTAAATGCAAAACCGTAGTAATTACCCAACGTTTCAACGTGATCACTTAGCTGATATCGAAAAGTATGCATCTGATGTATTAAGCGGTAAGCGACCGTCTAATAAATATGAGATGTTAGCTGTAGAACGTGAAAGCCATGACCTAGCAAGGGCTGGCAGTGAGGACTTCCCCTATTACTTTGATCCTGAAGCAGCCCTTAAAGTTATTTGGTTTTTAGAAACCTTCAGCCATGTAAAAGGCAAATGGGCTAGAGCGAAAGGGCATGAAGGCTTACTTAATTTAAGCGGCTGGCAAAAGTGGATAACAGCACAAGTTTACGGCTGGAAACATATAAAAACTCATCGCCGGCGCTTTCGTACAGCGTTTACTTTAGTACCGCGCAAGAATGGCAAATCTACTTGGGTTGCTCCCATTGGTTTGTACATGCTCGCGAATGATGATGAACCAGGCGCTGAAGTTTACTGCGGTGCGACTACACAAAAGCAAGCTAACGAGGTGTTTAACCCCGCTAAAAAGATGGCGTTAAAACAGCCTATATTTAGACGCCGCTTTAATATTGAATTGTTTGCTCAACAAATAGAAAAAACAACGGACGGCGGCAAGTTTGAACGCTTAATTGGTAATCCTGGCGATGGTGGTTCACCAAGTTGTTATTTATGTGATGAGTACCACGAACATGATGATGATGACCAACGCGATACTATGATCACCGGCATGGGTGCCCGAGAGCAGCCACTTGAATGGATCATATCAACAGCTGGTTCTAATTGGTTTGGGCCATGTGGTCAATTCCAAAAAGAGTGCCAAGAGATTCTTGAAGGAACCCGCACCGACGAAACCGTTTTCGCCATGATTTACACCATAGATAAAGATGACGACTGGCAAAGCGAAGAAGCACTGCGCAAGGCTAATCCTAATTTTGGTATATCGGTAGAGGTTGAGTTTCTATTAAATCAGCTTTCTAAAGCAAGGCAGTCAGCGCGTAAGCAAAACGCATTTAAAACTAAGCACCTTAATTTATGGGTGGGTGCTCGTGAGTCCTGGCTTAACCTTGAAGATTGGTTATCAGCTGCTGATAGAACTCTTACAATGGTACAATTTACTGGAGAAGAATGCACAAAAGGCGTCGACCTTTCAGAGTCAGACGACTTAACAGCCGATGTTACGTGCTTCACTCGCGAGATAAACGGCAAATTACATTACTACTTCTTTGCTAAAACCTATGTAACAGAAGCTAAAGCAAACGAAATAGACATTTATCGCGACTGGGTAGACCAAGGCCACTTAATTGAGTGCGAAGGTACCAGCATAGATTACGACGAAGTAGAGCGCGCTATCGAAACTGATAACGAAAACTACCAAGTAACCGGCTTATTTTACGACCCCGCAGGTGCGGCACCTATTGCACAGCGCGTACAAAACAGCACAGGCATAGAGCCAATTAAAGTGTCACAAAATTACACTAACTTTTCGCCGGCAATGCGTGAGTTTGAAAACTTACTCAGGCAAGGCCGTATACACCATAACGGTGATCCAGTTCTTACTTGGTGCCTTGGCAACGTAATAGCCAAAGAAACCATGGACGGCAAATATATCCGCCCAGTAAAAGAACATAAAGACAACAAAATAGATACCGCCGTCGCTAAGCTGCTGGCCTTCATCGGCTCATGGCAGCCAGAAGAAGACGATGGTTCTAATCAAGAGTTTTTGGAATTCTAATGTTTAAAATCCCGTTTTTAAGTCGCAATACTACAAAAACAGTGAGCAATACTGCAGATCAAAAAGATATTACAGTGCAGGATATAAATAGTTTATCGGATCTGTTTGGCGTCATGCCATCACTCGCTGGCCCTGCGGTAACGCCTAAAACATCAATGAAAGTGTCGATTGTATTTGCCTGTGTGCGCTTAATTGCCGGTGCAATTGCACAGATGCCCGTACATATTTATGAGCGCGGTGAAAATGGCGATAAAAACCGCCTTGCAAACCACACTTTAGCTAACCTTTTTAACTTACAACCAACACCTGTTTGGAGCGCAGCTGCATTTTGGGAGTTCATGGTTTCAAGTATGTTATTACATGGTGATGGTTATGCGGTGCTATTACGTGATCGCAATGGCGATATAGAAGAGATTTTACCAATCAGCCCTGTAGGTATGAACGTTGTTAACAACAACGGCCGGCTAAATTACTTTTTTACACTTGATGGAACCGCTCGCGGGTTTGACCAAGACGACATATTACACTTTCCGGGCTTTGGCTTTAACGGCCTTAAATCTATGTCTGTTATTCAGTGGGGCGCTTTCAACAGCATTGGCCTTGAGCTTGCCATGGAGCAACACAGCGGCGAGTTCTTTAAATCGGGTTCAACTCAGCGTGTGGCCGTTGTTAAGCAAGGCAAGTGGGACGAAACACAAAAAGAATCATTCAGAAACGCATGGGTTAAAGCATACGGTGGTATTGAAAACTCAAAATTTCCACTGGTGCTTGATAACAGCACAGATGTAAAACAACTTAGCGTATCAGCCAAGGACTCACAGCTGCTTGAATCACGCGAATTTCAAATTACCGATATAGCCCGCGCATTTGGTTTACCGAGCTTTATGGTAAACCAAGAGCAAAAATCAACATCGTGGGGCTCAGGTATTGGTGAAATTGGGCTATCGTTCTTGCGCTTTACGCTTGGGCCACACCTAAACCGCTTTGAACAAGAGATAAATCGCAAACTGTTTTTAAACAAACCCATGTTTGCCGAGTTTATAGCTGCAAATTTAATGCGCTTAACGCTCAAAGACAGAAACGAAGCCTACCGCCAAGCAATCGGTGGTTCACAAGGACCGGGCTGGATGAGCATAGACGAAGTTCGTAAGCTCGAAAACCTCCCCGAGTTTGGCGGTAAATACGCTTTACCATACGACCCAATTGCAAATAATCAACCAATGGAAAACGAATCATGAATAACAGCCGCAAATTAATGCAGTTAGTTAAAAATAACTGCCAAAACCGTGACCAAGTTGGTTATCAAGTAAAGCAGCAATCACCACTTGCCAACGCAGGCGAAAGCCGCCCAGCGTTTTTGATTTACGATGTAATTGATCCATGGTGGGGCGTATCAGCAGAAATGATAAAACGTGACCTACTTAGTATTACTGATGCAACCGACATTGATGTTTATATTAACAGCCCAGGCGGTGACGTATTTGAAGCAACAGCCATTTACTCGAGCTTAAAAGCACACTCTGCAAAAATACACGTGCACATTGACGGTATAGCAGCCAGTGCCGCAACGCGTATTGCATTAGCTGGCGATACTATTGAAATAGCTGATTCAGGTTTTTACATGATTCACTTCGCCTGGACGCTCGCGCTTGGTAATTCACAAGAGATACGCGACACCGCCGACATGCTTGATAAAGTCGACAACACAATAGTAAACGACTACGAAAAACGCACCGATGCTGGCGAAGAGCAAGTACGCACCTGGATGAAAAACGAAACATGGTTTACTGCACAGGAGGCATTAGAGCATGGATTTGTAGATAACATTATGCAAAATGGTACAAGCGATAAAGCCACCAATAAAGCGTGGGATTTAACGTCATATCAAAATGCACCAAAACCACCACAGGACAAATTCGAGCAGCGTGACCGGTTAAAACGATTCGCCAACATGCTGCTAACTACTGGCTAGCTCCGCTGGCAACACTATTTAAAGCACCTAAGGGTGCTTTTTTTGTACTTAAAATTGAGGAAATATAATTATGTCTATTCAGCAAAAGCGTGAGCAGCGAAAAGGTTTAGCTGTAACCCTAAATCAATTAGTAACTGATCACCCTAAAGACCAAGCTTGGGGCGATGACAAGCAAAAACAGTACGACGACCTTGTTAATAAAATAGATGCACTTGATGGTGACCTAGACCGCCAACAAAAAGTGCTCGACCTACAAGCTAAGTCAAAGCAAACCATTCAAGACCGCGCCGATAATAACGGTATTTCTACTGATGAAGCAGAGCACCAACTTCACCAAGAAAAAGCCGCATATGCATCGTGGTTACGCGGTGGTATGTCGGCACTCAATGAAAACGAACGAGCTGCTGTACAAGCGCGTATCGACAGCCCTAAAAATACTATGAGCACAGGGCAGGGTTCAGAAGGTGGCTATTTAACAGCTGACGAAATTGCACCAGGCATTTCACAAGCGCTTAAAGCGTATGGCGGTATGCGTGAGCTGGCAACCGTAGTACCAACGGCAACCGGCTCTACAATTCCATGGCCTACGGCTAACGCAACCGCTGAGCAAGGTGAGTGGTTAGCAGAAAATAGCACAGCAGATGATGAAGATACTTCATTTGGTGTTCGTAACATTGATACACACATGATCAGCTCTAAAGTGATTGCGGTACCGTTCCAATTACTGCAAGACACGCAGTTTGACCTTGAAGGTTACATTAATAGTCAAATTGGTATGCGCATTGGCCGTACCTCAGAAGATGCGTTTATTAATGGTACGGGTACATCAATGCCGCACGGTATTTTAGCAGATACCACAGCAGGTAAAGTAGGGGGTTCAGGTCAAATTGCTACCGTTACGTTTGATGATTTGGTTGATTTACAACACAGCGTAGACCCAGCATATCGCCGTAGCATGCAATGCGGTTATATGATGAACGACGCGACAATCAAAGTAGTAAAAAAACTTAAAGACCTACAAGGCCGCCCACTTTGGTTACCAGGTATGGAAGCCTCAGAGCCTAACACCATTTTAGGCAAACCGTATGCAACAAACCAACACATTCCAACCATGGCGGCTAACGCCAAGTCGGTTTTATTTGGTGATTTTTCTAAATACATTGTGCGTGATGTATCGCAAATGTTGTTCTTCCGTTTCACTGATAGCGCATATAGCCGTAAGGGCCAAGTTGGTTTCTTAGCGTTTATGCGTACCGGTGGCCGCTGTATTGATGTGGGTGGTGCTGTTAAGTACTACCAAAATGCAGCCGCTTAATTGATGCTCCAATTGCCCCTGTAAAGGGGCTTTTTTATTTAACTAAGGATTAAACCATGGCAGCTAAAAAGCAAGTTACTGCACGTGTACTGGTTGCATGTGTGATTGCTGATCAATCTTTTGAACCAAACGCACTTGTAAAAGGTGATGCCGAGTTACTTGAACCACTTATTAAAGTAGCCGAGTTATCAAGTGACAAAGCAGCGGTTGATTACTGCAGCAAAGAGCTAGAAGTTGAAGTTGTTGACCTTAATGCGACAGATGAAGACGCAGAAAGTGAAAGTGACGAAAATACTGACGGCAAAGAGTAACAACAATGAAAATGCTCCGAAAGTTAATACAGGCACCAAGCATAGAGCCAATCACAGCAGAAGAATTGGCATTGCATACATTTGCTGATGATGATCATCACGACTATTTGCAAAGTTTGGTACCCAGAGCGCGCAAACGTTTTGAACAACGTAGTGGCCGTTTGTTAGTAGAACAAACATGGCAGTTTGCTATGCAAAAGTTTTGCAAAGAAATACACCTGCCTTACGCGCCGCTTCGGAGCATAACATCAATTAAATACATTAATAACTTGGGCCAGCTCACTACTATTGACCCAAGCGAATACCGAGTAATAGAGCACGGCTTAACAGCAACTATTACCCCTAAATTAGGCGGCCAATGGCCAGCGGTTGGTTTTAAAGTGTCTGATGCAGTGCAAATTGAATGTGTATTTGGCCATGCTGCAATAGATGCTAATGCAATTGATGCAACCACCATGCTAGACCAGGATAAATACGACCTAGCCAAACAAGCCATTTTAGTTTTAGCTGCTGATTGGTTTCGTAACCGCGAAGACACCGCACCCGTCAAACTTTACGACATGCCAAATGCATTTAAGGCCATTGCTGACGAACTGGCGGTTGAACTGCTATGAAATCGCTCCCAGCTGCTAACTACAAGTGCAAAGCCAGCTTTGGTGAAGGCGTAAAGTCAAATGACGGCTATAACACAAACAGCCATGCGCATGAATTTTACCGCTGGGTAAACATACAAACAGGTGCAACAAAAGAGTTTGAACAAAGCGGTCAGCTAATAGGCGAAATAACCCACACAATTTCGTGCCGGTACAGCAATAAAATAACCCCAACACATCAAATTGTTTATAAGCAACGCGTGTTTGAAATCATTGGTACACCCGTTAATCAAGACTTTGCCAATATATCAACCATTATCGCGGTTAAGGAGATAACACATGCTTGATACAGGTATTGATATTTCTGGCCTTAAAGAAATGGAAAAAGCACTGCTAGAAATAGCCAAAGAAGTGGGTGCAAAAAAAGCCACCGGTATGATGACCAGCGCGATAAAACAAGGCGCCATTAAATATCAGCAAGGTATGCAGCGCAACGCACCCGAATCAGACATAGTTCGTAAGGTTAAAACCAAGCAAGGGCAAAAAGTAGAGATTCGTCCTGGCTTTTTAAGATCGCGCATTCAAGTAAAAGCCAGCACTAATCGGCAAGGGCGTGAAACCCGCCGCTTTGGTAAAGGGGTTGTATCGCTAGTACGTGTTGGTGTGTTTAAAGTGCCTTACATTGTGCAAGTTGAATACGGTACTAACAACCAGCAGGCAGACCCATTTATTCGCCAAGCATTCAAAAAGCGTACTAATCAAGCTGTTGTTGTCATAAACAGAAATTTAGCCAAGCGCATAAAGCTTGCTGAACGTCGCATTGCTAAAAAGAACAAACAAAAATGATAGAAAACAGCATACGCACAAAAGCACTCGCATCATCAGCGCTTAGCGCCTTAATTGGCAATAACCTGCATTTTACTGTTAACCATAACTCAGATGATAACTATGTATTGCTTAGTGTGATCACTGATGACACACCCATCGAAATTCACATGGAAGATAACCAAAGCGAAGCACTCATTCAATTTGATTGTTACAGCAAACTACCCGCTATGGCCAAAGCCATAGCCAAAGAGCTTGATAACATTTTTAACAAACAAGGCTTTGTTGATGATGACATAAACGTGCAACTTGCATTAAAGCAAGGTCGTATACCCGACTTTGAAACCGACTCGCATTTATACCGCGAGTCATACGAATATATTTTTAAATACCACACCATAAACAACGAGGTTTAAAATGCCAGTCACTCCAGTAACTACACCAGCCGCAGATACGGTTGATTCACATAAGTCTACACTGCAATTTTGTACTACAGGTGTAGGTGAAGTCGACGCTATTTTGCCAGGACTCGACATCATCCCACAAATTAACTCAGGCAAAGTGTACGAAGACGATACCGACATTGCCGCGGTTAGACGTTCATACAGTGAAAAATGCCTACCTGAAGACCAGGACTGGGAGCTTAGCTTTCGCCATAAGCCAGCCAATGTAGACCAAAAAGCATTTTGCGACATGGTAAAGGCCGGCACACCTATCAGCATTAAAGTAACTCGCGCCAGTGGAGAAGTACAAGATGTTGAGTTTTTACCACACGACTATTTTAGCGGTGAATCAGGTAAAGATTCTGGCAAGCAAATGTTTGCATGCATTGGCAAGCTTCAAGAAGTTGACTTTTCAACGCTAACAGCAGAATAGGAGGCTAAATGATTACAGCAGCCCAAATAATGGCGGGAAAATTACCGACTTCCTCCCGTGAATTTGACATTGAAGGCGTGGGTAAAATTGTATTACACCGACTGCCGGCAATGGATGAAGTAAAAGCCCGTGAGTTATTTAGCGATAAAGACGCTGACCCTAAAAAGCTAGAGAAAGTTGCGCAGCGCAATACTTACTACATGCTACATGGCAAGTTTGACGACAAAGAGGCCGCTAAACTGCCTAATCTTATTGATATGCAGCAACTAGGTATGATCCATACCACAGGTTTATTTTTCACTAACCTTGCTCAAGAGAACCTTGAGGCTATTGAAAAAAACTAAAACAGCAACCTGAGCTACAAGCGCTCTGCAACCTAGCAGATAGCTTGGGTTGCTCACTCTATGACCTTCATAAACGCTTATCAGCTGACGAACTGGAACTGCGCTTAGTCCACCAAGGCCTAAAAATGGGCCTAACATTCGACAGAAGCGAACAACGAAAAATTGAATATGAGCAAAAACGCCGCGAAGCCGAAGCGTTTTTAAATACCTGTCCTTGGCGTAAACAAAAGAGAAATTAACATGGCATCAATTGCAACGCTCACTATCGATTTAATCGGTAAAAGTGGCAAGCTAACTGCTGAGCTCAATAAAGCCAATAAAAAAACCTCATCGTGGGCTGATAAAACCCGCAAATTGGTAGGCGGTAGCGCTAGAGTTATGGCGGGGTTTGGTGCGGCAGGAGTTGCCGCGTATGCCTCTATTTATGCTAAAAACGCAGAGTTTATCGATCAACAAGCCAAAACAGCAGACCGACTAGGTATTACCACGCAGGCGTTAGGTGGTTTGCAGCATGCCGCTAATTTATATGGTGCTTCCAACGAAGAGCTAAATAAATCACTGCAAACCATGCAAAAAAACCTTGGCCAAGTGGGGCAAACAGGCACCGGTGAAGCTAAATATGCGCTTGATGGTTTGGGTTTATCTGTTCAAGAGTTACAAGGACTCGCACCTGAAGAGCAATTTAAAGTAATTGCCGACAAGCTAAAGGGCGTTGAAGACCAAAGCCAAAAGGTTTATGTAGCACAAACCTTAATGGGTAAGTCGGGCGCTAAGATGATCAACGTGATGGACGCTGGCGCTGATGGCATAACCGCCATGATGCAAGAAGCCGATGCTCTGGGTATGACGTTCGATCGCATCGATGCCGCTAAAGTCGAAATGGCAAACGATGCATTCGATAAAGCTCAAAAAACCACACACAGTTTTGGCCAAACACTAGCCATTGAAACAGCGCCTATTATTGGCGCTATTTCAGATATGTGGACCGAATCAGCAAAAGAAGCCGGTGGTTTTGGTTCTATTGCTCAGCAAGTAGTTACTAAAGTAGCCACAGGCATTGGTTTTTTAGGTGATATGGGCCGTGGTTTACAAGTTGTTTTTTTGCTTTTAAGGCAAGGTGTTGCTGAACTTGCAAATGTAGCAGTACAAAATTTTGCAAATATTGCCAGGGCAATAAATCCAGTACTTGAAGCTTTAGATATGGAGTCTTCAGGTTTAAAAGAGCTTGAATCATTTGGCGATTCATTTTCAGCTACAACTGACAAACTAGCTAAGGAACTAAGTGACTTATCTATGGCACCCATGCCATCAGAAAAAGTAAAAACGTGGATTGCTGATGTGCAAGACAAGTTTCAAGCCGCAGCCGAAGAGCAAGTAAACAACCCAAAAAAGAAAGACCTTAGTGATTTACTGGTAAACACGGACCCTAAAGCAGCGAATGAAAAAGCGCAAAAGCTAATTGAGTCAGCTCGTAGCCAATACCAACAAATATTTGATGCGCAATTAGCACAAGATGGCAAAGAAGTAGAGCTCGAGAACCGTCGTTTTGAGCGTAAACAGCAAGAAATGGAACGTGAATTTCAGTTACTGCGTGATAAAAACCTCATCACTACTGAGATAGAAGCAGAATACAACACAGCCAAAGAGCAAGCATTAGCCCAACATGAGCAAAATATAAGCCTTATTAAGCAAGAACAGCTTACTGCTCGGGAAGAAAAAGAACGCGAGCACCAAGACAAGCTAGCCGAAGGTGAAGCGCAGCGAAACCAAATGATGCAAGAAGGCTATAACGGCTTGCTTAATGTAATGGGTGGCTACTTTGACGGTATGGAAGGCAAAAACGCCAGCTATGCCAAGTCAGCTATGGCTATAGGCGAGACCATGCTTGATGAAGAAAAGCGAAATTCAATGCAAAGTATTTGGACTAATACTTATGACACCGCAATGAAAGCTTATGGTGCGCTCGCTGACATCCCCTATGTGGGGCCTGTTCTAGGTGCAGCTGCTGCAGGTGTCGTAATAGCAGCCGGCGGTCTTTATGCTGCAAAGGTGGGTGGTTTAGCCTCTTTTGATGGTGGTGGTTATACATGGGATGGTCCACGAAGCGGTGGTCTAGATGGCAAAGGCGGCCAGTTAGCCATGCTACATCCTCAAGAAACCGTTGTTGATCACACTAAAGGGCAAAGCCTTGGCTCTAGTGTCACTGTAAATTTGATTGAAGATGCTAACCGTGCAGGTTCACAAAGTCGAAGCCAGCTTAATGGCGAAGATGTCATAAACATATTTGTAAGTAATATCCGCCAAGGTGGCGATGCATCCTCTGCACTTGAAAATACCTATGGCTTACAACGGCAGGGAGTATAAACGTGCTAGTAAAATACCCAAAAGACTTAAAGCTCCCACTCGTTTCAACTCATAGCCTAGCGCAGCAATCAAACCTACTACGCACAGATATGCAAAGTGGCCGCGCTCGCCAGCGAAAGCGTTTTCAGTCGGTACCCACGACCATGGGCGCAACCTGGAAGTTAAATGAGTACCAAGCCCAAATACTCGAAGGCTTTGTAACCCACGGCACTAACGACGCGGTTAATTGGTTTTTAATGCCAATACGCACCCCTGAGGGGCTGATAGAGCACGAAGTGCGGTTTAAACAAAGCCCACTAGAAGCCTGCAGCTTTAATGGCGGATTTTGGAACTACAGCACAAATATCGAGATTAAAAAACGACAAGTGGTGAGTGAAGAGACAATGGTTAATCTAATACTCACTCCACTTACTGCAGAGACATTTGCAGTATCCGTAACTAATTCAATGAACAAATATTTGGAAAATTAAAATGGCGAATTATTTAACCCTAGTTGAGCAACTCAGCACAGCAGTAGATCAGTTAAGTGAAGTGTTGCAAGGTGATGAAAACACTACTGTCACTATCAACGGCCAACAGCAGCCAAGCGTACAGAAAAAAACATTGGATGAAGTTAACGCAAAAATTCAGCTGGTTTTAGATGCAGCTGCCGATATTGATGCGGTGAAATACGCCACTACCGCAGCTGGTATTGCCTCTGGATCAGAGTATTTTAGTGTAGTGAGTGAAAACGATGATACATACCTAGATTTATACCAAAATGAGTCAGGAACGGCTAAATTTAAAAAGAAATATCCCTCAATTGATGCGATAAGCAACCAGCTTTCTAAAGAAATAACAGGTGATTTGATAAGTGGATCATTGGTAAGCGCGCTTAATGGACAGCGCCAAAGCAATGAAAACTATAAAAGCACAGGATTTATTAAAGTAAGCCCCTTATCGACTTTTTTCTTTGAAGGTTATAACGAACTACATACCGGCTTGGCATTTTATGATGAAAACTACGTTTTTTTATCAGGTGTTAGGTCAGCCCGCAGCGGTTTATATATCGTACCAGAGGGGGCTTTATATTTAATAGCCACAACAGATTTAAGGGTGTTATCCACCTTAAAAATAAAAGTAACGCCTACAAACATAAGAAACTTAGAGGTGGAAGGTAAAAACGCAGAATTCTCACTAAAAAGCTTAATCTTCACTGAAGTTGACATTTTTTCAACGTACCCACTAACCGATGGTTACATTAGGGCCTCAGATGGTGAAGTTTTATCCTCAACTCTTTATAAAATTACACCATTTATAGCAATTAAAAACAACGCACTAATTGAATACACTGGAAGAACGTACACAACCGTTGCGGGCGTGGCTGTGTACGACAAAAACAAGGCTTTAATCGAAGCTTATGCGAATAAAGACGGAGATATAGCCGGCTTGCAAATATCAATAAATCAGCCCGATGCTGCATACATAAGAGTCTGTTCTTCAATTAACGCAAATAATGGTTATAAGGCATTTATTAACTTAATAAATATTGATAGTTATGTTGATAAAATAAATGAAATTACAGACACTATTGATTCAATTAATGTGGATATTACAAAAGAGTTCCCATTAATAGATGGTTATATAAGATCATCCGATGGCGCTTATGTAAGTGCAACAAACTACAAATCAACACCGTTAATAGCAGTAACAAACCATACTGAACTAATTTATACAGGGAAAGCAATACCGCCAACGTCAGCAATTACGTTTTATGATAGAGATTTGAATGTTTTATTTACTCAGACATTTTCCGATGTTGTTAACGAAAAAGTGAAAATAAACAATCCAAATGTTGCTTACATGCGAGCTTGTTGCGCCATATCATCTATAAATGAGTTTTCACTTAAAACAGCAAAATATAATATAACGGGTAGTTTACTTAGGGTTATAGATGAATCCGAAACAACTGAAGCTTACTTGCAAGGTGATGGTACGGTAAAAGGCTCTAGCCTTTATAGAATGAGTGATTTTATACCATTACCGCAAGGCACACCTACACTAAAATACACAGGAAGGATTGCAAGTCCCGCAATAGGGATTGCTGTTTATGATAAAGACTTTAATTATTTAACAAGCCAAATAACAGCTGATGGGAATTATAACGAGCAGAATGTAATTGTCTCAAATGCAGATGCTAAATACATTCGCGCCTGTAGCTCTATTAACTCGCCAGCCGCTTTTAAATTGGATTTATACGTAAACAATAATGAGAGCCCTAAACTTTTTAGTAAAGATATTGTCATTAGGCCAAGCACTCCCACCTCATTCTCAGTTTTACAAAAAGTAGGTGATGAATATTTAGAGCATACTTTTAAATATTTAGATCGACCTGAGTATACAGAAAGTGGCTGGTACTCTCCTTGGGTCAGGCATGCAGGCGTTGATATTGCTCAAGGCAACTTTAACTTCATTCATGTTGTCAGTAGGGATGGAGAATCAGGAAAGTATGTTGGTCTTGCACACGGTTGTGAAGTTTTTAAATGGATTCACTTTTTTGTTGATGGAAAGCCTTTTGACCCTAACGTGAATAAAGAAATTATGGAAGGTGATAGGTTTCACTTTGAATTTTTGGCTGATATATATGCCGCTGATTCAAGCAAGGGGGGGGGTGAGTTTACTTATGCTAAGGAGCCTTTAGAGTTATCCTCTATACATTATATGAACTGTGAAATAACAAAGTATGGTGTAAGAAGATACAATAAATTAGTTGTTAAGCGTGATAACACCGTTTTTAATCAACTTATGGGCGCCATGCAACAAACGAATCAGCCTCCCATGAATGGAATGCTAATCTATAACGCAGCCGAACCTTTTAGAGTCTATTTCCCTAACTCAAACGATGTGGCCGAACCACTTACAGAAAATGACAGAGTTGCAGGGAATGCCAATGCTGGTATTGATATGGTTAAGGCTACTGGTTCGAGTAATGGTTTTGATTATACAGTTGAAACAAAAATGTGGAATGCTGACTGCTCAAAAAGAAAAGATATAGGCCTTAGAAGTTGGACAGAAAGAACAAGCTCTAACAAAATGTATTTCATTCCTGAAATTGTTGAATACACAGAGAATACAATCGGAAGGCCAGCTACCATATTTAATGTTGATGATATTATAGAGTGCCATAGCGAGACCAAGTATGGCGTAAACAAAATATAGTTATGAAAGAGGCGCTATGTCCACAGTACTTCAAAAAATATACGCCAGTGCTCCAGTCAACGACCTACCAATACACACATTAGAACTACAAGCTGATTCTTTATGGCAACTTAGAATTTGCGATGGCTTTGATGATGTAATAGCTGGCATTGAAGGGGGCGAAATGGTCATTTTTTTAGCCAGCGGAATGGGGGTTTCACTCCCAGCCCGCGGGGTAAAAGGGCGGCAAGACTTACAATTTCAAATTGATAATGTCACTGGCGAAGCACTAACCAAAGTAAAGCAAGCAATTGATGCGGGTATTCCAATTAAGGTTATTTACCGTGTTTATACAGCGAGTAATTTAACAGAACCCGCTGAACCTGCAGTTGAAATGAAAGCGGTTGATGTTCAGGCCACAGCGCTAAGTTTAAATGTAGTGGCGTCATTTAATGATTTAGTAAATAAAGCTTGGCCTAAAAACCGTTACACACCATCCATTGCCCCAGGGCTCAAATACTTCAGTTAACTATGAAACACATAAATGATTATCTAAGCGTACCTTACGTTGATGGTGGTCGAGATATGGCAGGCCTTGATTGTTGGGGTCAGCCACGTCTTGTGCTGCACAATGTATTTGGTAAACCGCTGTTTAAGTCGTTTGGCCATGTAAGGGCCGATGACAAAGCCAAATTAACAAACGCCTATAGTAAGCTTGTTGATCAGTTTAAGCCTTGCCAACCAAAAGAGCAGGCGCTTGCTTGCGGCTTTAGAGGGCAAAATTTAATACATATGGGGTTATGCGTAGTTGTTGATGGGCAGTTGCAAATACTGCATACCTCACGGAAAAAAGGCCCGTCTATTGTAACAATCGCAGATTTTAAGCGGTTATTTTTTAAGGTTAAGTTTTATGAGTACACAGGTTGAAATGAAGATTTACCCTAACAAGCTTGATCTTGATTTATTCGAATCCTGTATCGGTTTCGTTGGTCAAACATTAGATGATTGGTTAAAGAAAAATGTGCCTGACTATTTTGAGTGTGAACAGCCCTTATTTAGTGTAACCATTAACGACCGTCATCTACTTCCTAGTAAATGGGCTGCTTATACTTTCAAAAGCAATGACGATATTAAGTTAATTGTTGAGGCTAAAGATCCTGCAACAATTGCTTATGCTGTGATTGCAATTGTAGCCGTAGGTTATGCAGTTTATACAGCCAACCAAATTCCCGATAACTATAACTCAACGACTCCTGACGGCAGTAGTATTTATGATGTAAATACTCAAGGTAACAAACCTCGTTTGATGGGCATCATTCCCGAAGCAGCTGGTCGTCACTTAATTTACCCAGATTACTTAACCATGCCGCGCCGCGAATACATTGATAACGAGCAGTGGCTTTATTTAATGTTAAGTGTCGGCAGTGGTGAGTATGAAATATTACCTGAAGAGGTGTTTATTGCCAATACACCGGTTAAAAGTTACACAGGTGATGTGTTTTATGAAATATTTGGTCCTGGTGACGATGTAAGTAGTCATGAAGCATATCGTAATGTTTATACCTCAAGTGAAGTAGGCTCAACATCAGGTAGTACGGGTATTGAGTTAAAAGGTAAAATAACCAGCACTGGCGGCGAAAATAACACATATAGCTACTCGTTTTCTGGTAAGCAGATAATTGCCTTTGAAGAAGAGTATGAACCAGAGATAGGTAATTTCAAACATAGAACGGCTTTACCTTTTGAAGAAGGCGAAATTGTTAAAATTCAATATGCTAACAATCCTGAAAACGATGGTTATTACGAAATAATTGATAAAAACACTCAAGGCAATGAGCTTAAAAAGCTAGATGGGCAATATCAAGAAGATACAACTTGGACAGGCTTTGTAACTGAATCTAACTCTTATGCAAAAGTATTTACTGAAGACGGGGGCGGCGATGGTGAGTTTAATGGACCATTCTTTGCTGTACCGGAGGGAGAAGTAACCGATCAATTATGGTTAGATTTTTCAATTCCTAGGGGATTGGGAGAGTTAGACGATGACGGTAATTTTCAAAATCGGTCAGTTAATATTTTAGTTGAGTATAGAGCCGAAGGTTCGCTTGAATGGCATCAAGCTCCAAATATTTTATTTTCAAATGCAACAAATGACCAATTAGGTGAAACAATACCAATAACCCTACCTGAAAAAATACGGCCTGAAGTCAGAGTAAAGCGCACAACACAAGCAAGTGATGATACCCGTATATATGATGATGTTTATTGGACAGCATTAAAAGCCGAGCTTGAAAGTGCAACAAAGTATGATGGCATGACAACCCTCGCAGTGAGAATACGTGGAACCAATAACTTAGCCGGATCAGCTGAAAACAAATTTAATCTTATTGCCACCCGTGTTTTACCAGTTTTTGAAAATGGCGTATGGAGTGAGCCAAGACCCACCACAGATATAGCTCCATTTTTTGCACATGTAGTAAAAAGTGCAGGGAATGCAGATAGTAAAATAGGTTTAGAGGCAATAGAAGCATTACACGCTATTTGGCATGAAAGGGGAGATGAGTTTAATGCAGTATTTGACAGCGAAAGCACTATGTTCGAAGTATTAAAGCGGGTGCTTGCTGTTGGTTTTGCCGAGCCAACCATCGACTATGGCCAAATCACCCCAGTTCGCGACCAAAAGCGAACTATTTATAAGCACATGTATCAGCCAGATAATTACATAGGCATGTTAAAGCGCTCTATAAAACTGATTGATGACGACGAACCCGATGGTATAGAAGTGGAATACTTCAGCCCAGTTACTTGGAAATCAGAAACTATCCTGTGTTTATTACCAGGTGACTTGGGGATTAATCCAGAAAAAGTAAGAGCATTTGGCATTACAAATCGAGACAAAGCTTATCAATATGGTATGCGCAAGCGCCGTACTCGTCGCTATCGCCGTACACGTTTTGACTTTAAAACAGAAATGGATGCTCTCAATTCACGCTATTTAGACTACTGTGCACTTGCCGACGATATACCAGGCTTTGAACAAACAGGTAGGGTTTTGTTAGTTAATGGCCGCTCAATATTTGTTGATGACGATGGCTTGGACTGGCAAACAGGCGAAGCGCATATATTAGCGATCAGAAAACCAGACGGTAAATTATCCGGCCCATACAACGCTACAAAAGGAAGTGCTAATAACGAAGTGATAATTGATGACGACCTAGATTTCACTCCAATATTTGACGGCTCAATAGAACCACCTTTGTACATGTTTGGTATCAACGAACGTTGGTGCAACGGTGTGTTGATTAGAGATATAAAACCATCATCCACCAACAAAGTAAGCGTAACCGCAGAGCTAGATGATGACAGAGTTTATTTAGATGACGACAGCTTAGCGCCTGCAGCTTAAACTAGTTACATAAACTAACTAAGGGGATTTTAGATGCAAAAGCATTTATTAAAGTCCCCAATATAACAAGGGAAACTCCAGTGGCCTCTTCAAGAGCGGATTTGTAAAGTTTTTCACGGTAGGCTTTGTTTGCAATCTCATCTTCAGGTAATGGAGTACACTCAGCCCCATTACTTGATGCTATTGCTAACGAAATAGTACTTTTTAGATTTTTAAGAAAGCTATTTTTTATAGTAAGGATCAAGCCAAGTACTGAAACTAAAGATCCGCAAATTGAAATATAAGAATATTCTTGATAGTAACAATCAACCAT